GTACACCAACATCATCAATGGTATGTTTTGGATAATTGAACCATATATTGACTGGCTCGAACTTTGCAAACTCCCTTAAAGTACCTTCAACGCGCCAAGCTGTTTGTTGTTTGACTCTAGCTTCTATTTCCTTGGCTTGCGCTCTTACTTCCATTAAATGGCCACTTAGACTCTGTTCAGCATGGTATTTCATCTTTTCATAATCATAATGATCATCCATACCAATTTTTGTAATGTAATACTTGTTGTTAAGTGTTTTAATTCTATCCTCGTAAAACTTAACTAACTCGTTATTGATTTGAGTCTTAAGCAGCGTTTCTGGAATATCTAACTCTACCAGGTCTATTAATGCATCTGGATCCCTTGCAAACACTCCACTACCACTGGCCCTATCCATTGACTTTTTACCACCTTGCGAACCTTTAGAATGATGGTGACAATAAATAACCGAACACCCTAACTCTGTGGCCACCTTATCAAATTGGTTAGTGAAATGAGCCATCTGGTCAGCGCTGTTTTCATCTCCAGTAAGAACCTTGTAAATAGGATCTATAATTACAGCTGTGTAATTCTTCTTGTGCGCCCTTCTAATCAACTTAGGCGCTAACTTATCCATTGGTACTGTTTTCCCTCTTAGGTTCCATATATGTACGTTCTGTAAGTTGTTAGCGCTAAGTCCCATGCTTGTGTACACATCTTTAAACCTATGTAAACAGCTGGCTCTATCCAGTTCTAAGTTCACATATAATACACGACCTTGCGCGCACTCCCAGTTTAACCACTTCTTACCTTCAGCAATGGCAATGGCCATCTCTATCAGTGCAAAACTCTTACCAGCTTTAGAAGGCCCAGCGATTAGCATTTTATGGCCTTGTCTAAGCACGCCTTTAATTAATTCTGGTGCTAAGTCTGGCATATCATCCCAGAAGTCTTCTAAATTCTCTGGATCTGGTAAGTCATCGTTTAAATCTTCTATATATTCAAACCATTCATCCCAGCTTTGTTTACCTATGTTAGTATCTATTAAGAATTGTTTACGACCGTTTCTAATCACTCCAGGCATACGACTTAAACGCGATGGGTTTTTATTTTGTGTATCAACCGCTAAGCCGTTCTTAGCACATACTTTATACAAGTAATCAACTCTTTTTTGGTACTCGTGATAATCTCTAGCATCAATCTTAACTATCGCATGAACTGACTTACCACCACTATGTACAAGGCACGCTACTGGCAACTCTAACTCACGGATAATAGCGTTTTGTTGCGATATACTTGTTCTATCACTTTCAACAAGTGCATATCTAAATTCTGTTACGTTATCATTTTTAACACCTTTACCATCTAACGGGTTAAACCTTATCCAAGCCCCAGCTTCTTTGTTATAATCTCCAATAACAAAACCTATATCATCTTTATATTTGTGAAGCTTTTCTATTAAGTGGCCAGCTGTTCTATCAAAAACCCCTTTCTTGGGTTTGTGAACCGTGTTACCTTCTTTATCTTCTAAGGGATAAGTTTCTGTAACAAAGCCAACATTCTCTGTACTTTGAAACAGTGTTTCTAAATACGTTATTAGCTCTTGTGCTGGTTGCCAATGTGTTGGCTCTTGTATCTCTTTTCCTTCTATCCAGCTTTTGTCAATGAACTTATAATCACCATCGTTATTAATCTCATCATCCCAATTAAGCGCATGTGAGTTTTCAAAATCCATATACAATGGTGAATATCCATTCTCAACAGCCATCTGGTATATCGTTCCACCAGTAACGGGCTTACCAGCGCTAGAACCCTGGAAAGTTTCCCATTTTCTGAAGCATTCACCAGGCTTATACCTTGGATCAGCTTGTGACCATTGATCCCACTCTTGTGCTGTTAAGCCTTCATGTTTCATCGCCATTCCCACGTTAACCCATTCTTGATAATCAAGAATAGCAGGGTTAATGTATTCTAATAATTCTATTAAATTTTTTTTGTTATCCATTCTTGACTACCTCTATCACTTTAATCTTTTTGCTATTTCTTCTATTACATTCACTGTAACGCTATTACCAGCTTGTTTGTACAGTTGGCTGTTACTATTTACTTCTTGTGCTTTGTCAAACGCCCAATCTGGAAAACCTTGTAACCTCCAACACTCACGGGGTGTAAGTTTTCTAATTTGTAAATCGGGAAGTATTACAGCTTGTTCTGGGCTTGTTAGTAATGTATTTGCAACTTGTTTTCCAACTCGTCCCCTTCTTAGTTTGGAATTAATATATGCAAAATTAATGCTATCTCCAACGCCAGCAAGTGAATATCCCGCTTTAACCGCTTCTCTTACTTTATATACCTTATTTATTGAACCTTCGTTACTAACCCTTGTAACTCCTCTAGTGATAGGAAATACTCTGTAGGTACGTTCTCCTCTAAGATGTCCGATAATGAATACTCGTTCTCTGTTTTGTGGCACTCTGAAATTCTTGCTGTTAAGCACTTACCATTCTGCATCATACCCCAGTTCATCCAAGATTTTAAGCATTCGCGCGAACGTTTCTCCCTTGTCGTGTGATAAAAGGTTTCGCACGTTTTCAAGGAACAAATAGCGTGGTTTGATTTGTTCAGCCGCTCTAGCAATTTCATAGAATAAAGTTCCTCTAGCATCCTCAAATCCCAATTGGTTTCCAGCAATTGAAAGGCTTGGCAGGGAAATCCCCCGCAAATAACATCGACCTTTCCTCTAAGCTTTCTAAATTCTTCATTAGTCACCTCTGTAATATCTTTATAGTCTATTTCTCCTTCTGTATTGTGAATAGCGTTGTAACTTAATCTTGCATATTTATCTATTTCACAATATCCAACACATTTGTGGCCAGCGCGTTCCATTCCTAACCGAAAACCGCCAATTCCAGCAAATAAGTCTAAAAAATTCATACTTTCTATTCCTTCCTAATTTATTTACCTGGTTTATAATCTTTAGCAACCATTCCTCGTGGTAAGCGCCAGCCGTTTGCTGCTATTCTAGTAATCATCTTGTTAGCATCTTCAAAACTCCAGTTACCAACTTTTCGGAAACCTCTACTTTCTAGCAACCTAATCTGTTTAGGTGTAGCAAACCCCATCTCACGTCTTTTAATTACACGATCGATCAACAAGCTTGCCTTACCAGAATTATCAATTGCACTTGCATTAATTCCCATCTTTTCAAGTGTTTCTATTTGTGCTTCACTTGGTGGGGCTTGTTCTGACAAGAAACTTGGCACATAATTGGCAAGATCTTCATCAGCGATACTCATTTCAAATTGTAACGGATCCACTAGCTTACCTTTTTTACGCCTTTGCTCGGCCAACTGTTTAGCAAGGCTTGCTTCTCTATCTTGAATTACTTCATCAGCTGCCTTAACTTCTATTTCTTCCAGGTCAACCGCGTTTCCTACTTCCTTTTCACTTAATTCAGTAATCTTTTTAGCAATTTCTTCATTCTTGGCAATCAAGTGGCCAGGACGGCATAACTCGTGCTTTTCAACGTGCCATAAGAAATCTAGTAATAACAAGTTTTCTTTCCCTGGGTGTAACCTTGTACCACGGCCCACCATTTGAGAATATAACGCCCTAACCTTTGTAGGTCTAAGGACAATCACACAATCAACGCTTGGGCAATCCCATCCTTCTGTAAGTAACATAGAGTTACATAATACGTTGTATTTGTCTTTGTCAAAGTCCTCTAATATTTGCGCTCTATCCTTACTTTCTCCATTGACTTCAGCAGCTTTAAACCCTTTTGAATTAAGAATATCTCTGAACTTTTGGCTTGTTGCGACTAGTGGTAGGAATACAACCGTTTTTCTATCCTTACAATGTTTTACCATTTCATCAGCTATTTGTTCTAAATAAGGATCAAGCGCATTACTTACATCACTTGCCTTAAAATCTCCGTTTTGAGTTGATACACCACTTAAATCAAGGTTCAATGGTATGGTTAAACTTTGTATTTTACTTAAATAACCTTCTTTGATAGCATCCACAATCTTGTATTCGTAAGCCAAGCTTTCAAAATAAGTTCCCAGGTTCTTCATGTCACCCCTATCTGGTGTAGCAGTAACCCCCAGTACTTTTGCCTTATCAAAATGGTTAAGTACATTCTGATAGCTGTTAGAAATACAATGATGTGCTTCATCAATTACAATAGTATCAAAGTGATTTTTATCAAACTGGTTAAGTCTTTTCTCACGTTGTAAAGTCTGAACACTACCAACCACAACCCTAAACCAAGTATCTTTAGAGGTACTATCAGCTTTTTCAAGGGCTGTATTAAGTCCAGTACTCTTTTTAAGCTTATCACTTGCTTGTTCTAACAATTCGCTTCTATGTGCTAATATAAGCACCCTATCACCTTGTTTAACTCTATCTTCTATTATTTTGGAAAATACAATTGTTTTACCACAACCAGTTGGCAGGACAAGGAGCGTTTTGTTAACGCCCCCTTCCCATTCCTCTTGAACCTTAACCCTTGCTTCTTCTTGATAAGGTCTAAGTTTCATTATTAGAACCCGCCTTGTGAGTTATTCCCTTGGTTATTCCAAGCTGGTTGTTGTTGATTTTGTTGCGGTTGATTGAAATTAGGTTGTGCAAACGGGTTTTGTACGTTTAATACTTTTGTAATATCAACATCATCTTTATGTATCATACTTTTCACTTCATTGTATTGGTTCCCGTTATATTCTCTAATTCCTACTTTACAAACTCCAGTTGTTCCCGCTATTTTAGCCCAAGCTGGTCCCATACTGAATGGTTCACCTTTTTTCTTAAGTCCTATAGCACCGAAAAACGCTGATAATAAACCTTCAACAGCATTATGTAAAAATAAATTGTGTTTAAGTGTTGTTTCACCTTCACTAGTTTCAATTTTTAAAGATATAATTGCTTTATAACAAGCTGTTAATTTAGAGTTAGGGTTTGTAGGTGTATAGTTTGCTTTTTCATAACCCAAGCAAGTAAATTGATATAATCCTGGAGGTAATAGTACAAATTCACTATCTTTTACTATCTCAGCATCCCAGTCAAGCGCTGTTTCAAAGTTGTTGTTAAAGTTTGTATTGTTATTCATCATTTTTTAAAATCTCCTTAAAATTTATATTGTTTTTATTTTTGTTTTAATTCTTTTAATAATTGTTTAAGCCCTTCCCATTTAGGGATAATGTAACCAGTTAAGTAACCTTGCTCGTTATATACAGTCATTGGCGTTCCTTTTGGAAAATATCCTTTACTTTCACTAACAAGCTTAATATCATCTTCAGTAATTCCATCTTGTTGCATTAAGTCCCATAAAGGTTGCGGGATATAATCTGGTTTATCTGGTTTAAACGGATCCACTAGTTCTTCAACTGGCGTATTAGCAACCTCTGTAATAATGTCTTTGAAATTGTCTTCTATTACTTCGTTACCACTTTTTTTAGTTTCATCTAGCTTAGGTTGTTCCACTGGTTGCGGTTCTGGTTGCTCGAAAATATGTGCAATTCCACTAAAATCAAGTGGTAATTCTCCTGGTAAACCGTGGCGGTTCTTAGCATCCCAGGCCGCTGCATGTTCCGTGTACATAACACGTTGTGAACCTTGCGCCTTTTTCTTAGTTGAACCCTCTTGTGCAATTAGATAAGTTTTGTAATTACAGAATAGAACCATGTCAGCCCATTCTTTTACAAGTGGCGCTGTTTGTGAACTAGTCTTTTTACCAAGTTTCAGTTCATATTTATCATATGATCCCATTTCATCTGGTAATTCAAACTTTCTAATTTGTGCATGTGCTGTAAGTACCACGTTGATACCTATTTCAATTAAATCTTGTAATCTATTTAGGAAACGTCCCATTTCTTCTTTTGCATAAACATAACCATTACCATAACCAAAATCTTCAATACCTTTCTTACCATGCATAGCGCAAAGATTATCAACACAAAGCGACTCAGCCCAGTCAATAGTGTCTATTACCAGCGTTTTACATACAGTAGGGTTTGCCTTAATAAATGCAATCTGATTATTTAACATCACCCAGCTTGTTGGCTTATCTAGTCTGGCAACGTCCATATTGTCTGTTGATCCTTCGGTGTCTATGAAAAGTGGATCTGGGAATTGTGCAGCTAGTGAACTTTTCCCAATTCCTTCAGTACCATATATAACGACCTTTTGTGCTCTTGCTCTTTTACCTTTAGTAATTCTCATTAAAATTCACCCCCTTTGTTGGCCATCCAAGTTGGTTGTACTTGTGTTGGTTCTTCAACTTTTCGCTCTTTAACATATCCATCTTCAATTATAATCTGGCATTCTTCACCAGTACTAACTCGCGTTGCAATTGCTTGTAACTTGTTGTCTTTCAACCAGTTAGCGAAGTCTAGCAACGTTTCCAAGTCCATTTGCTCTAATTTATCGACCAGGACAAACTCACATTGTGGGTTTATCTTTCTTACTATCGCGGTTGCTACTATAAGTTGTTCTGAACCACTCATGTTATCCCAAGGTTGGCCCTTGTAAGTAATTACACCATTGTCAACGCTAAGCCCTTCTAGTGGTAAATTAGCGCCGTTTAACAAGTCTAGTTTTTGTTCTCGTAATGCATCTATTTCATCTGATAAATCTTTATATT